TTACAGAATCGCCTTTTCCTCCATATCGTCCGCGATCTGATTCAGCTTGTATACCGCATCATCGTGGAACTTGCTGTTGATCTTACTGTACAAGTCCTCAATACGATTCCGAACGGCTACCGCACGTTCTAATGTTGCTTTTTCCTTCGTGTACGCAAGCCATTCCTCGAATTCGTCCATGGTCATCCGGTCGGCCTTGTACAGGAGATTGTACAGCCGCGCCCACGGGAAATTGACGCCGGGACAAAAAGGCTTGTCAATCGGGTCGATCTGGAAGTGACCAATGACATGCTGCGGTGTGAAAGGGATTTTCACGCCGAGAATATCCTGAACTTTTGTTTGAATGTACTTGTGAAGCCATACACTGGCAAAGAATTGCTCGTTGGTGAGCGACCCATCCAGACCATTTCCAGCGTAACCTTCGTGCTCGATGGAGATGCAGTAATTGTTCGGGTCCGTGTTCAGTTGCTTCACAATGGGCGCGGTAGCGTATTTGATTTCATGTTGACGCAAACCCTGTGTCCATGCGCGGTCGGTCATTCGCACATATTGATGGATTTTCCCTTCTCTCGACACACCGAAATGAGCCGATGCTTTGGATTTCGGATTGGCAAAGTGATTGTCCATGCTTCCCATGGTGCCGGCGGAGATGTGATTGACAATCACCATGGGTTTCCACTTGCCCCATCCGGAATAATAGTTGGGCGATCCTTTCCACTCGATTTCGTACATAGGAACCTCCTAGTGGGACAGTTTTTCGCCGGGATCATCGACGGATTCTACTTGCGCTTTCGCGCGGGTGGCATCAATGGCCGATTCTCCTAGAATCCAAGTGGCAACCAATCCGGCAAAGGCAAGGACGGTGTCTTGATCAATCCCAAGATCAAGTCCATCATTCAACACAATGAGAATTGCCGAAACAACCGCCAAAATAAACTTCCTACTCTTCAACTTTTGCAACATGCTTTTCATCCTCCTTAAATTCATGAATTTGATTATGGACGGGACAATAGATTTGCCCGTTCGTGACAATGTGAAAGACTTTGATAAGCTCGACGGAGTATTTGCTTCGTAACGCTTGGATATAGGCGCACATGCCCCTCCCTCCAATTCAATCAAATAGTCCAGTTTCGATTCGATTCGGTTTAATCGCTCATCATCATGGTCGCGCAGAATCTTCGGTAAATGATGGTTGATGTACCGTTTCAATCGACGATTTTTGAGCAAAAGAATGAGGACTGCCGCGAGAGAAGTCCACGACAGTCCATGTCTAATGAAGGTGGATAAGGCGTCTAAGATCAAGTCGTACACGACGTTTCACCTTGACATATTTCGGACCGTAGTAGTACAAGTCCTGGATGGCCTCTTTCGGAAGAAACTTCTTTAAGAGGCGCAATTCCTTTTCGGAGACGATGCAGTTACGTTCCATGGCATCACCTACTCAACATCGGCACGCCAGCTTCGCGCATCCGCGTGTTAACATCGATGTAGATTTCGTTCATTTGACGCTGAATGTCACGTAGCTTTTGCGCTTTTTCTTCCGCGCTCAACGAACGATCCAGATTCACCTGACGTTTCTGTTCGGTCAATGCGCTCAGGCGTTTCGTTACCGAACCGGCAGCGGTCGAAGTCATCATACGGCGCAGGCTATCGTCGTACCATTCCGGCAACGGTGCTCCGGCCTCTTGATGATCCCGATACGCTTGAGTGAGCGCTTCTTTTCCACGGTAGTAGTCATCCGTGAGCGTGTTGGTAAATACCGGGTCGGTAATCCAGTTACGAAGCAGCGTGTTCCTCGTCGTTCCTCGTCCGACTTCGGATGTGAGAGGCAAGAGAATCCGCGCCGGGTCGCCGCCGTAGGCGCGCAGCACATAGTCAATCTTCATCGGCGACCATTTCAGTTGTTCTCCTAGCCATTTGGCTATCGAAGACGTGCGCTCATCGTAACGATACTGCGGCGAGCGGTCTTCGACTTTCCGCGAGTCGATGGGTGCGCCGGTGAAACTTTGATTCGCCATGACCGCTGCGAGTGGTGCAAGAGATGTAGCGTTTGCCGCACCTGCAAGGCTTTGATCAATTCCACCGCCTTGGGTGAAGCCTTGAGCCAGACCAGAAACAAGAGGCGGTGTATAGGCGTTCATTAAGGCGTCAGACGCGCCCTTGAATGCTTCTGGGTCGCCGTCTTTCCATGCCCGGAGCATATCCACCATAAGCGCCCCCAATGCGTTGTATTCCGGCGAGAGAGGGATTTTGTTAAACGTCCCGTCGGCATTCTTGGACAGATACAGATTCCGGTATCTCTCCCGCGCAGGAAGGTTATTGTAATCTGGATCGTCATGAAACTGCATGTACTCGTAGAATTTCGGCGCCAAAACCGTCAGTGTTACCATCGCCGTTGTCTTGACCGGATTTTTCTTCCATGCTTTGGCAAACCGGTACAATCCCTGTATGGCGGCGTTATTGTAAGGAATCAACGCTTCTAAGAGTTTGGATTGTCTGCCTTTCCGGCTGTAATTGATGGTGATTTCTCTCGCGTAATTCATCGCATCACGGATATTTTCCGGTGTCCGTTCGCCGCCGAGTTGACGCAATCGATGATGAAACGCCGCGATCCGGTTCATGTTTTCGGCAATATCCGCGATTTTGAGAGATGCACGATACGGCGCGGCGATTGTTCTTACCGATGCTTTTGCGAGTGTGCGCGGGCTTAACAATGGATCAAGTCGCATAGAACTGATGCTGCGACGCAGACCGCGTTCGCCGCGTAAAGCTGCCGAATATCCACCGCCGGCACGGTAGAAGTCCTGCGCCATGTTGCGTAGTACCGGGATGTTCAGCGCGTCGGCAATGGAGGAAACGACAGACCCCATCAAATATCCGGCGTGTTGCAACGGGTTTTTCGATTGAATGAGTGCTTGCGCCACATCCATCGTCGCGCTTTTGACCGCAAACAGCGGAGCCAGCGCACCGGTTGCGCCGCGCTTAATCGCGTTGCTGAACGCGGTCATGGTGCGTAAGACCAGACCAGCGTTGTCCGCACCCAATCCGAGCAAGGTTTTCAGTACTTCGGGATCGTGGACTTTGACGTAAACCGGTTGGCCGTTCACCATAGCTCTCACGATGTTGTCTTTGTCCACGCGCTGGCGCTGGAACAGTTTATTGAAGTCATCGGCAAGGTTTTCCAGGAATCCATCTTCGCCTTCCTTCTCGATCAGTTCACGCAGATTCGGACTTCCCTTTGGAGGCTGGACAATCTCCGCGATCCCCTTCATGTCCTCCGAGTTTTGAAGGATACGATCCACGATTTCACGCATAACGCGGTTTCTCATGGCGGCTTGCACCCATGCGCCGGTTTGCTCGATCGTAGAACGTACCGGATCGACGATCTTGCGTGCCGAACCGGTTGGGCTGACTTCTTTAATCGGCGCTTTCTGCCCGCTGAACATTTGCCGCTGTCCCGTGTACTGTTTAATCTTCTCCGCATCCGTAAACTGACGGCGCATCGGCGCATACGTCGGGTTGTGTTTTTCCAGGTAGTCGGCCAATTCGCGGGAAATCAAACCTTCCTCCACGCCGTACACTTCGCGGATGTTCTTGAAGTATTGGTCCCATTCGCGCGCGATTTCGCGGAAACCTGGGTAGCGTTGTTCCAATGTTCGGATGCGTTCTGCCACTTTCTCAGGCGTCATTTGCAAATGTTCAGCATATACCCGTTCTCCGCGTTGCATACGGGTTAAAGCATGGCGTGCAATCAGATAATCCGTGAAGGCGTTATAGTTACCGCGTCCGGCCTTGCGTATGATGTTTTGTAGGCCTTCGCCTATTACCTGTCCTTGCAGATTCACAAACTTATCCGTGATAATGACGTTTGCGATTTGGTTTGCTCTCGCCGCGTCTATAGCGGCGTCGTAAGCCTTCGGGCTGATCTTTTTCAGCGGATTTACCATATCCACCAGATCGTTATAAGCGGCTCTCGCAGCGGCCTGCGCTGTTTCTTTCGCTCCTGAAACGGTTCGCTTGATCGGGGTATCTACGATCTGCCCTTCCGTCGTCAGCGGGTTTCTACCGCCTCTGGAGAGGCGCGCGACGATCCCCAAAGGCTGAGTGCCAAACAATCGTTCAAACCATCCTTGGCGGACGGGTTGAGCGGATTCTTCGGCAACCTGAGTTTGTGTTTGAGCGGTTTTCGTCGTTGTCGGTTCCGCACTTCTGGTGGCTATCGTGGCAGCTTCATCCGCTTGTCGGCGCGCCAGTGACGAAAGCCCTTTTTGTATCGCCCCTCCTAAAGCGATTCTCCCGGCTTCCAACCCTGCCCCTAAACCGGTGCGCAGCGCCACATTCCCGAGACGTTGACCAATGGATTCGTTCTCATTCCGGCGCGTGTCCATCGCCACATCAGCAAGCTCTTGAGCCGTAGCAAATGCACCTTCGGCAATCCCGCCGCGAATGGCTCCTTCCGCGACTTTTTGGCCCAATTTGCCTGTGGATTCACCCACTACCCGTCTTACCGCTGCGTCTGCGATAGGACGGGTCAATCGTTGAACGACACCAAATCCAAGCACTTCACCAGCAATTTGTCCGGCGATTCCGGCGGGTGTATTCGTATCCCTCGCGGCTTCACCTTGCGTTAGTGCGTTAGGTACACCAAGCATCACCGTATTGGCGAGTCCGGAAACGAGTTGATCCGCCGGGCTTTTTGGTGTACCGGTGTAGGGTTTATAACGGTCGATCTCTTTCCGCACTTCCGGGTCGGTTACTTGTTCCGGCGTCAAGTATGTTTTGGTCGGATCACGCGGGAGAATTTGCGGCGTCTCAGGCGGACGGCGTTCTTCCGCAATTTGATCCACGCGGTCGCGCATGATGCCCGTGATACCGCGCGGGTCGCCTAGCGATTGGTAGAAGGGAGACTGTGCAATCATAGGCTGGCTCGCTTCGAAATCGGCCAACCTTTCTTGGGTTGATCGCGTGTCGGGGATGAGTCCGAGTTTCATGCGTTCTTTGTCGTACTTGCTTTTGGTCTGTTCTGTGGATTTCCCCTCATCCCCGATAGGCGCGAGGCCGAGTTTTTTTCTCTCGGCATCATACTTGCTCATCTGCATTCCCCCTTTAGTTAATGGGGAGTCCGTAATACAACAACAGTTTGTCGGTTTCCGAATCCGGCAGGCCGAGAGCGATGATGGCGTTTCTCAGTCCTTGCGGATCGGAAATCACCTTATTTCCTGACACTGGATCGGTCGTTAAAAATCGAGTGTTCAGTTCTTGGACGTATGACATGCCATCCACTGTCTTGCCAGACTTCAAAGTGGAAGCAATTTGCTCCCTTTCTAAAGCAAGTGCCGCTTCTTTCAATTCCCGTTCTTGTTGCAGCGCCTTTTCCTTATAGGCCAGTTCCGCCACAAACTGCTGCTGTTGTTGGTTTAGACGAGACCATTCCAGACCCATCTTTTGCGCTTGTTCCTTCACAGCTTGTTCAAAATTGCGCTCTTGGAATTGATTCTCCCAAAGCTGTTGAGCGACTTTGAAATCAAACTGCCGTTCCGCAAACGTGTTCTCCCACAGTCGTTGTGCTTCTTCCGCATCAAAACGTTGTTGTGCCATACGTGCCTCATAGGTCGGATAACCTGTAGCGATGTTCTGTACAGCCTGAGAATACGGAACATCCGCGCTAATCCAAGACGGGTCAATGCCGTAATTTACGGCCAATTGTTGGCGAATCTGATCAGCGCGTGCGCGGTATTGCGCCAATTGTTCACGCGAGATACCCGGTTGTTCTGCCGCCGTTTTCAGGCTCAGTAGTTCATTGAGTAACGGTTGTGCCTCTTGCGGCAGATAACGTCCCGTCAAAGCGGCTTGTTGCGCTTCATTAGCCCGTGCAAATTCACGCAACGCCATCGCTTGGTTAAACAATTGGTTTTGAGCGGACAAGGTTAAGGGGGCAGTGTTACCACCACCCCCGCCAGTAAAATTTGGCAACACCCCGTTTAGGCCGCTGTATGGCGTCGGAACACCACCCGGCAAGTATCCGAACAGTTGCGCGTATTGAAGCGCGTTTTGGTATGCTCGTTGGGCTTGTTCATTTTGATACTCCCTTTCGAGTCCCGGCAAGGCGTTCACGAAATCGAGGTATCCGCCGCGAATCGCCGCGATCCGGTTTTCCAAGTCTTCTTGCCGCTCTCTGTCCGTCCGCGCTCGTTCCATATTCAGAATACCCATGGCGTAGTCCGATCGCCCGGAGAAGGGATTCAGTTGTCGTCCTAGTTGGAGATTTTCCAGCACGCGGTCTTGTTGGATGTTCTGATTCAACCGGGAAAAGTCCGTATTCAGTCGGTTAATTGCCTCGTTCATGGCGCGTTCCCGTTGAGCGCGTTCATATTCCAGTGAAGCATAGGGAGTAGGAACGGCTGATGTCGGGATCGTCGGTGTTGTCGTCGTTGTTGGTTGCGTGGTTGTTCCCGGCGGCATCGGCACTTGTCCGGCGTTTCTTGCCGCTGTTTGCAAGTCTACGGCAAAGGGGGAATAGTTCGTCGCTCCCGTTGCCCACTGTGTGCCTTGACCGGGCTTGTAGTCGAATACGTTCGCGATCTTGCCTTCCCGAAACTCCTGTTCGAGAGCGGCACGCTGTGCATCTATTCCAGCTTGATTCATCTGTCCCGGTGCGAGTGTCCCGCCCCAACCGGTGATTTCTCCACGGTCGTTCAATGTGATGTTTCCACCGCTTTGGAGATACACCGTTTTTGCACCGGGTGTGCTCAGTTTGTTTTGTATGGCCTGCTGTTGTTCTTGCGGCGATTGGAGATTATACTTCTGTGTTGCGGATTGTGCGGCTTGTGAAGTTAATTTGATTTCTCTGCCGTTGACGACTTTATAAACATTCCCCTGGTCATCGCGTCGAAATTGTTGGGCAGTAGACGTTGCCATGGATTCACCCCCAAAAGAAAAACGCCCGTTTGGGCGTTAGTTGCAGCCATTTTCGGCTAGTTTTTGGTCGCGTTCCAGTTCTAGCAGATACTTTTGAAGATTATATTGTGCTGTCGTTTTCGTGGTGTAGGACAGCATCGCGATCTTACCGGCGTATTCTTCACTGATCGATCTACACAACGGCGCATTATCAGGTTCTTGCGGTTCCTCCGGTTCCTGCGGTTGTTCAGGCTCTTCCGGCTCTGTCGGTTCAGTCGGGTCTTGCGGTTCCTCAGTAGGATCGCTCGGCTCCGAAGGTTCTGCGGGTTCATTCGTTTCGCCGGGTTCTGTCGGGTTCTCCGGTTGAGTAGGTTCGGTCGGGTCTTCTCCCGGTTCCTCGCCCGGTTCTTCTGTGGTGGTTTCACCTTCCGGTGCGATTTCCTGTTTCTCCACTTCGATGACAACCGGTTCCGGTGGCGTGACGGTGACGCTGTACGTATCGCTGTCCCAATCCACTTTGAATCCGAGTTGTTCAATCATCCGAATCGGCACCATCGTCGTTCCCTTGAAGTTGATCGCCGGATTCGCTGCCGTCAGTTCGCCATCCGGCCCATACACTTTGACGATGTTGTACCCTTCAAACGTACCGTGGATGCTGGATGCTTGGACGGCTCCCGCAAACATCAGCATAAGTGCTAGAATCAAGATTCCCTTTTTCATAAAATCACCTCAATACCAATGTAGCATGTTTGGTGAATGCTGGTAAGACCTTTCTGTTCACCATTCCCAAGATATATTTGTTTTGATTACTCTGGCCGGGTTTCCGGCTACTAGGCTATTTGGTGGAACATCTCTCGTAACGACTGAACCGGCTGCAATAATGGAATTGTCACCAATATGTACACCTTTTAGAATGGTAACATTGGAGGCAATCCAAACATTGTTTCCAATAACAACAGGTTTTGTATTCAATCTTCTCTCCCCGTCAATGATGACATGATGAAAATCGGTGTCCATAATCTGGACTCCCCAAGAGATTCCGCACATCGAACCGATGTGAATCGAATTTTTACACAAAATTTTGCTACTAATGATTGTGCGATCTCCAATACTGAGGGAAGCGTTCTCGCCGACAATGACTCTGGCGCCTGGCGCAATCGTTACATGGCCATTAATTTCTAGTCGGCTGTTTTTTGCTAATTGTACAATCGTTCTGTCATATTTCATTTGGCCGATTTCGCCAATTTGCGTAACTAGTTTACCCAGTATTAAGCGACCGTTGATTTGAAGTGAAGCACCTTTTGCTTTCTTAATCCTTGTAATCCAAGATGCCCTGATAGGAACCTTCAATACATATTTTGGACAATGGCGTAATGATAACCATAAACTGTACAACGTTCTTCCGGGATTCGCTATTATGGATCGAATTTGCATAACTACTTTCCTTCCGTCGAAGTTACTTCATATTCGAATTTCGACAGAAGGATGCAATTTCCTTCATTTCATTATGGTGTCCAAACTCCAGAAATATAGTTATTGAACTTTTGCACACCACTTGCAACGGGTTGTACGGTTATACTGGTTTCTACAAAATTATTGGTGACGACAACCCTGCTCGCAAAGTGGATATCAATCTTTGATGCGGTATTATTTGCGACAACGACATCCGTTGTGGCTGTATTAACCCCTTCATTCGCTCCAACTCTAATGTCATAATTATTATCCAAAAACAGATTATCACGAAAAGCATTACTTGCTACGCTGACTCTTTTGGACATATATAACCATAATCCTGAGTACCCACAACGAGTAATGATATTACCCACAACAGACCAATCTTCTGTATATTCAACCCCAATTCCATGTCGTGAAACATCATCAATAATATTACCGATGATTATTCCTCTTTTTGGCCCATATTGATTCGGTACTCCGGTAAACACCATGGCTCTAGCTAGAACATCTTTCTTAATGTTTTTCAATACATTATTAGCTATGTTGTATCCGAAGCAATCTTGACCGTCTACAAAAACGTAAATTCCGCGCCAACAATCATAAAACGTGTTCTCACTCACAACCAAATTTTCATAATTCATAAGGTAAAGCGCTTCATTCCGGAAGTTTTCGAAATGATTTCCGACAATCTTGATATTGGTTTGTTTTTTTCCTACTACACCTGTATGCGTTCCTATTGCTCTGGAACCGTTGATGAAAGTACATCCTTGAATCAGAATATCATCACAAGGTGTTTGATCGAGATTTCCGAACCAAACCCATGCACTTTCATTAGCCATAAGATCAATTTGTACCATTTCACCTGGATTTGGGCTATCAAAATTTTGGAATGTGCAATTAAGAATGCGTCCCGTTTTGACTGCATTAAACTCAACGTGATGCCAAAGGTAAACGTTTTTGACGGTTAAATCACGCAATGTAATCCTCTGACAATGACCAAATGCGATGACCGTTACTTCAGAGGTAAACTGATCCTTGTTTCCGTCCCACGTACCGCCAATCACCTCGATGTCATGATCGCCGTCATATGCATTGACATTTTCTGTTCCATTCAAAAGCATGGCATTGATATGCGCACCACGCAGAATCGTTGCGTTTTGACTCAATATGAGTTTGGTGTTGCTGTAAATACGAAGAATAGCCGTGATTAAATACGTTCCATTTGGAACATAAACTGTTCCTCCACCAGCGTCTCTTGCAACATTTAAAGCAGATTGTATGCCGAGAGTGTCATCCGTTACCCCGTCGCCTTTGGCGCCGTAATCCTTGACGTTGATAATCTTCATATCGCTCAGTTTGTCCGATTGAACGAGTCCGGCGGCGTAGTTGTACAATTCGTCAATCGTGTTGTAAATCACATCATTGTTCGCTTTCAGTTTCGGCGCATCGGATGTGACACCGTTGACCAGGTTTGCATCCAATGCGATTTTCGCTGTTCGATCAATAGGCAGGCTCATGCTCCGCTCACCCTTCCCAATAGTTTATAGCGGTATATCTCAACCTGTTCGTCGCGATTATTGCGCATACGAATCTGAAAAAAGTACGACTTTTTCTTGATCGGCTTTCTGACGGGCCTTCCGACCAAATCCGTGAAATTGACGTTGTACCACACCGCTTCTCCCCAGTTTGCTATTCCCCAAATCATATAAGCATTCCGCACCAAATGCTCATATTCTTCCGTTCCCGAGAAAAAGTTGATGCTCACATCGATACTGGATTTGGAAGCTTGTTGCTTGGCCCATATTAAGAGATAATCCAGGTATGAAGCATAACCTGTATCTTCAAGCGCAATCACGTCCGAGTATAGGTCCATGTCGATAGGCGTTTTTGTGGTCATATCACGGTCTTCACAATCCGACCCAAGTTCATCGTCAAACTTTTGAAGATGCCCTGTTTCCCCGGCGTAGTAGAGAGTGTCCCCCACTTTGACAAACCCGTTCGCTTTGATATTCGTCCACGGATACCATTCTCCGTTTCGCGTATCGTAGGCGTATACAATGCGTTCTGAGCCTTTGTTGAACTTTAAGATATACAACGATGAGGACTCGTCAAAAAAGGCCACAGCCGCCGCTTTTTCGGCTTCTGTCAGCCCTAACGCATCAAAGTCGATTTTGTTTTTCATCAGGCTTCGAGTGGAGTAACGACGCGACCCTTCGCCCTCAAACCCGGTATCGTAGATTTCATGCACGCCGTCATCGGAGAGATAGGCAATCGTCTGCGCGCCGTTCGGATACATAATCTTCGCAATCGAACGCGGCGCGATCACTCCGGCGGTAGTATTCAAGAACAAGTTTCCTTGAAAGTTGTCGAACGTTGACCCAAGCAAGATTCCCCAATTTCTTCGCATCGGTACCAGCATGGCGTTATCAAAGGCGATGCCGCACCCATTGACATAATCGTTATTCCGCACCCATCGCTCGTACTGGACCGATGGAAAATAGTCGAAATAGAAGCGTTTGGAATACCACACTTCGTCCGACTTTTCAAAGGCAATGAATACATGAGATGAATATGTCCACACGTATTTAATGCCCCGACCATTCAATGTAGATAATACGTTTGGCGCTCCCGGTGAAGGATCATCTGCCGCTGGCGTGATGGCGGAAACGGTTTGTGTGGCATCATCATATGCCTTGAGCGCCCCTTTGTCTGCAATAATCTTCCTTGAAACGGTGTTCGCGTCCGTAAAGTCCACATCGTAAATGTCCGCTTGATTGAGCGCGCCCGTTAAGGATACCCATTCGCCGGTAACCGAATCGTATTTATATAAACTCGTCCCACTCGTGGCGAGAATCTTGTCGTTGGCTTTGTAGGTTGTGAGATGTTTGATCTCACCGATGGGCGTACCTGTAACCGGAATCGTGCCGGGACGTTTCTTGATCGCGCCAATAGACGCGCCTTGAATGGCGTTTTTCAACGCCCGAAACTGTCCCGGCGCGAGTCCTCCCGGTTTCATGGCGGTGTTCAGTCCCAAGAACACGGGAAAGTCCAGTTCGGTATACTTTTCTTGATCCACGGCCATGTTAACCACCTCTGGCAATACGCAAATCGTTTTCGCCGATAGGCTGTCCTGTTGTTCCCGTTCCCCTTGCGCTGACGGCAGCTTGCATCAGATTGCCCATGCTGAGTTTGGACTGTGTATCCATAAATTCGGCGCCGCCGTAGCTGTTCTTCGAGTATTTTATGAGGCTAAGTGTTTTCTTCACCAGCGTCATATATCCGCTCGGCGGGAATTCCACGGTGTCGGTTTCAAGTGTGACTTGCTTCGGATACTTGATGTATTTGAGTTGGTACTGGCCCGATTGCAAAGGTTGAGACGCGGCGGAAAATCCCCGGATATGAATTTCCTGATTCTCTGCTTCTCGCCACCATCCGAGCGGCGCGTCATCTGCCGTGCGTTTTGGTACGGGCTTACCGTTCGGTCCGAAAATCATCAGCGGTTCAAACATGTTCGTAATGTCCGCCCCGTTCTGCTGAAACGTCACATACCCGTCGGCGGATATGGTTTTCATGTCGCTGTACTTCACCTGGTTGGCGAGTCGGGCGAGTTCCCACATCGCAAGGTTCATGTAGTAGAAGATGTACGTGTTCTGCGAATCGGTGTCGGAGCCGAGGTCTTCTATATCCATCTCTCCAAGTTTGCGGATGATGGAGGCAAGCTGCCCCGCATTGTACAGATTCGGCATGGGATCACTTCCTTACCGGTTTGAAGATGCGGTAATTGTTCTGCACGCAAAAGTTGTAGATGGTTTCGCTGTTCATGGCCTGTGAAATGTTCTCGGCGGTGACGATGGGTGTCAAGATCAGATTCCCGTGTTCGTCTCGCGCTTCCTCAAGCGGGTTGTCGTTTGTGGATACGGAGAATTGGAATTGTTTCATCACCATCTCTCCTCGATCACATACTGCGGGTTCTTAAACTCATAATAACTTTGCACCTGATCACGCATGTGATAGTAAGACGCTTCCGCCCGCTCTTGTTCCCGTCTTGCGACAGCATCGCCGAAACGTTCCTTCGCTTCCGGGGATGCGTAATATTTCATCAGGCAATAGAACGTGTAAATGGGACTGAAACGGTCTTCCAGGTCAATCGTATCCGTGATGTCGGTAAAATGCGTCAAATCCTTGTAATACTGGATGTTCAACGTGTCAGGTTCGCGATACGGCAGTTCAAACCAAATCGCACCGTTAAACCGACGATACGGCCATTTGAACGGGCGGTTGATGCCGTTGTCGAAATCGCTTTGCAGATACATGTAGACGATCTCTTTCAGTCCCGTCGGTTCGGGATAACTCAAATCCGTTTCGTTTAGTGAAATCGTCGCCGTGGCGGGGATGTTTAACCCCACGCCAAAATCCATGTTGGCGAAGTTGCACCATGCGATGACTTGCTCATTTTCGAGTGTGGCGCGAATCTCTCTTTCTACGGTAAAGCGAATATTTTCCAATGTAGTTGCCATGGCGATCACCAATACAATCCGACAAGGTTGGTCGCTGTGGTTCCCGTGGCGTTGATTCGCTTGAGCTTCATCGGATAAATTTGCCCTGCCAGCAAACCTTTCAAGGTAACGGTCGTATCGTTTTCAAACACAACCAACGCGTCACCGGCACCTCCTACATAAAAACCATTGATGGGCCTGTCAAAGTTTACCGTATCACTCGGTGTGATGGCTATTCCTGCGACCGCCGCGTTTACGTGTAACGGTGCTTTGCTGCTCGTGATCATTCGGTTCCCTCCTTACTGGCGTTACAGACTTTTGCGGTTGCTTCTCCCTCAATAGTTCCTTGATTTCAAGCAATTCCATTTTGATTTCACGCAATTCCTTGACAATCGCATTGAGCGCATCCAATTCCATTCGATACATGATATATCCCCCAATACGAGAAAAGGGAGGCGTTTAGCCCCCCTTGTTCTCCATTTTGCCGCTGGCGATTAACTCTGCTCGCATGGCGTTGAATAGTTTCGACTTTTCCTCATCCGGCAGTTTATTGAAGCTCGACCATGTGCCGACATAGGGAAGTTTCGGCGTGGACGGCACTTCCTGACCGCCGATAAACCATTTGATTTCCTCTTTCACGGCCGGATCACCTGCACCGTCCATGTGCCTTCGCCCAAATCAATCGTGCCGCCGGTGGGATTGAACAGGGAAATCTTGATCGTGTCTGGTGCGCTCACGAAACCTTGGAACAGGATGCCTTGTGTGTCATACGGCGGAAACAGTTCCACCCGGTCGCCCAACGCGGCGCCTGTAACCGTAATGCCGCTCGATACGGCACCGGTTGCGGCGGCGAGTGAAGGCGGGTCGAACGTGATCTGTTGCACGATCAGATTGGTCACCAAATCGGCGGGAGGCTGTCCAAACTTCTTGATCCCGAGCGCTTCCGAATGCAGTCCCTTCATGCGGACGCCCCCTTACTCCGTCGCCTGATGGCCGTAAATCCACGAATAATGGATAAAGCCATGGCTCCAACGCCCGATAACTTTATACTTCGCCACTTCCGTGTCAAAGTCCGTGATCGAGCCGTAGTCCGGCTTTCTGCGCCAGAACCATTTGTTCATGCGCGTCATGCGGCTTGAATCGATGGCAAACCAGTTGAATTTGTTTTTCAGGAACGGGTTCACAATGACCGTAATGCCGCCGTTGTACACAGCATAAACGTTCGTGTTGAAGTCCGCGCTTCCCGGTTCATATTTTGGTGCTTCTTTCCCCGGCAAACCGGCGATCTGGAACGCTTTGCGGGCGTTGTACGGATGCACCAACAACGTATCCGGGAACACGCCCATGATGTTGCCGGTGTCGTCCACCCATCCTTGCATTTCAACCGCCGTTTCATCCCAAGCGTCGATGGACAGCGGTTTCGTGCCTTTGTTCGACTGCGTATCCGTTGTATTGGTCGGGCTGTACGGATGATCTGTCGCGCAAAGGGCTTTTCCGTCCGGGCCTGCGGCGTTGTACGTCCGTCCGCGAAAATCGACGCCTGTCGCGGTGGCAAAGGCGTTGTTGTAGGTTTCAACGGCTTGGTATTGCTGTGTCATGTAGACGGCGGTTCCCAAGCTTCTCAGGCGGTCTTTGATGGCGGTCAGCTTCAGGTCGTCCAACAGGTCGCGGTCGATCTGGCGGCCAAGCGAGAACTTTTTGTTCTTGATGTACTTTTGCCACAGTTCATTCACGTCGGCATAGTACACCTGATTGTTCGACTGGCCCCATTCTTCCATCAATCCTTCTCCGCCGATGGATTCGAGGCTTTCCGTATCCTTTGTGGAATTTTCCACACCATACAGTTTTTCGATAAAGTCCGGGCGTTTGGTCATTTCAATGCGAACAAGTTCGCGAAAAATCGGTTCGAGTACTTTCGCGTCCCATCTCAGTTTCGTTTGCATTCAGCGTCCCTCCCTTAGCTCAATTGCCGCGACTTGAATTTGAGTTGGCATGTTGCTTTGTCGGTGTTGACGGACAGAATGGCGATCGCCCCGCCGGTGACCGTCGCTGAATCCACGGCAAGTCCGTCTGTGTCGAGAGCGACGGCGTTTGCGCCCGGCACAAAACCGCCTGCAGGCGTGCCCTCATAAGGCGCTTCAAACACGTCACCTTCGCGGATCAATTGCACTTCCGCTTCTTTGTCCGTTCCTGCGGTGACGTTATGCGTGATGATGCCGGCAGGAACATCCGCGCCGCTGGCTTTCGTCCAGCGTCCGTTGACCAACTTCACCGCTTCCCCGGCGGTAAAGGCTTCGCTGTTGGTGCAAAGGATGTGCGTGATTCTCGTCGGCGGTGCGCCGTAATCGTTGTGAATGAATTTGAATCCCACGGTTGATTCCTCCTATCGTTTTGCGTACTTTTTGGCGAGTTTCGGGTCAAGCCCGAACAAGGCAAAGGCTTCTTTCAGTTCTTCCGGAGCTTCCGGTTCCATGTCTCCGCCCGTGTCGGTTTCGACTTGGCTGCGCTTGTTCAGCATTTGTTCCTTGATTGCCGCTTGTCTGGCAAGCTCTTTCGCTTGCGTAGTCAATTTGTCCATGTGCGCCAGCTTGTAAGCGTGCAGGGGATGATACCCACGCTCCACCAACGCTTGCATTTCGGGCGTGTAGAAAGATGGCGTTTCGCCCCTTGTCCACGCTTTTGCGTCCTCTATGAGTTCCGGGAACGCTTGATACAGTTCCGACCACTGGCGCTCGATCTCTTGCTGTTGCCGAAGCTGTTTCTCGATCTTGGCGCGTTCCTCGTTTTCGGCCTTGATGCGGCGGGCTTCCTTCATCAACGGATGGTTTTCGATGAACTGTTCCACCTTCTCAGGATCAAGCCCGGCATCTTCGGCCTGTTGCCGCAAGTCCTCGCGCAGTTGCTTGAATTGATCTTCTTCGCGCTGTTTGGCTTCGGCTTTGAGTTTTTCAAGGTTCTGCATCAGGTCATTGTGATCTTTGAAGCCTTGAAGTTTAGCGACTTCATCCAAAGCTTTCTGATACTCGCTGATCTTCCCCTCGATGCGGTCATGATTGAGTCCTTTTCGCAACAATTCGGGATAACGTTCTTCCTCCACAAAGACTTCTTCGTGAAGGAATTTGACCTTCATCCCTTTCTTTTCGGGTTCGCTCGACTCTATGGGAGGAGTCTCCGCTACTTCCGATTGTTCCTCGGGATGAGTTTTCTTTTCCAGTTCAGGCGGTGTCAATCCGAATACTTCAAAAACGTTTGACAACTCATCCGTTTCGTCTACCTGTGGGGGGGTAGGCGCATTTGTGACTTCCGCGCTATGGGTGGCGCTTTCGTTCACGTTTTCCATGCTTTAACCTCCAATATGCCCTATGGGTGGGGCAGAATTTTGCAAAATAAAACGTGCCCTGAAAGTCTCATTCAAGGCACGTCATTTCTTTTTCTTGGATTTCCCTGCTTTCCTCATGGCGATTGCCACGGCCTGATCTTGCGGGTATCCTTCATGGCGAAGTTTACGAATGTTTTGGCTGATCGTCTTTTGCGACGATCCCTTTTTGAGCGGCATTTGATCATCTCCGTTCTTTTGGAATAAATTCACCGTTTACGGCAAGTTCATAAATGGTTCCCTTCGCCATTTCCAGCATACCAAGGGCATTGATCACGTTGTAAGTGTCATATACAAACATGGTCGTTCCATCTTTCATGGTGAATTGAACAACGTATTCGTCAATATCATGAAAGTTCTGCTCAATCCAGTTAATCAGTCCCGTTTTTGATTCTGGATAGATTCGCTGTACAACAGCCATTATCTCACCCCCGCAATCCTTGCCATGGCGTTCGCTTCATCGATCTGCAATTTCCGCATCTGTGCCGCGCGGTTGAACTGTTCTCGCTCAGCTTCCGTCTGCGCCTTGATCAAGTCAGCTTCCGCCTGCACGTTCGCCTGCTGTTGCTGGCCAAGCGCCTGTTGAAGCTGTTGAATCGTCGCGCCCATCTCCTGCATTTGCATCTGCATCTGCTGGAACTGTTGCATCAGACCGGCCTTCTGCTCAATGCGCTCCCGGATTTTCTCGAACGGCTCCAAGCGCCCATTATCAATCGCATACGTTACGCCTACGCCGTCCATCATCGGCAGTCCGGTCAACGGGTCTTTCATCTGCAACAGGTTGAACGCAAGCTGAACCCAATACTCACGATCATGCGGCCTATCTACGCTGATGTTCACGCGAATGTCGAACTTCGGCACGTATTCCTCGTAAACGGTCTGCTCGATTTCCTCGCCTGTCGTCGGGTCAGTGAATCGGTAAATGGTCGGCGCATAGCTCAAAATCTTATTCCGGCTCATGCTGACCATTCTGCCGGTAATGCGCCCGATTCGCTCATCCGTATAAAATTGCGCCATCAGTTCGATGTATTGGGCGAACACTTCTTCGAGCGCGTCTTGGATGATTTCCGCCGGCAAGTTGAGTCGGATGGACGCAGCATTGATCAGCGCTTTCGCCTGTTCGCCGCTCGTCACATTCGGATTCGCCATGCCGTTCGCGCTGTCGAATTGCCCCGGAATCTTCTGCAACATCTCATCGTAATACTGGAGCATGTTGAAGACGGTGTTCGGCACGTTCACGCCCTGCAGTTCTTTCCAGTCGTTCATGCGCCCGTTTGCCACGGGAAGCATCGCGCCCGGCAAGCTCCGCTGTTCTTTCCAAGTCTGCGGCTTCGTGATCGCGCCTTCCTCGTACACAATCGCATTGTTCCCGGCTTTCGCCATGGTTTCCACGGCGATTTCTGCGAACTTGTTCTTCATAATCTGCGGCTTGATCATGTCGCGCATAAAGCCCTTGCCCCAGACCGATTGTTCATCCGGGAAAAGCGTGCGCGCCACGAACGGATATTGACCGTGATCGTACACATACGCCTTGTGTTCGAGAAACACGCCGTCAGACGAGATGTAAATGCAGTGGATGCCTTCCGCTGTTCCCTTAGATTTGGCGTAGCATTCGGAAGGGTCGATGCCGTTCGCCAGTTTTTCGTCGCCCATTTCGCGGAATAAGCGCTTGTCCTCGGCGCTCATATACTTTGGAACGCCGCGATACCAGTATTCGATCAGGCCGCATGTCTGGCTGTCCGTGTTCGGGTCGTATGTGCCGTTGTCCAAAGTCGTATTGAACGCGGTCATGGAATATTCGTTTTCGTCGAAGATATGCACGTCCTCGGAAAGCGTGTCCGGCATGACCTTTTTCCCTTGTTTCGGCCAGCGTTCGCGGAAATACTCAATCGGTTTCCGCGTATGGATGATGTGCGCTTTTCCCTTCTGGAGATAAATAAAGTCTCGGATACGTGGATCAGGAAAGAAACTGCCCAAATCGACGGGAATAATGTCGTTTTGGCCGATATATTTGTGCATTCCCTTCCCAAATTCCACGGTCGGATCATAGATCGTTTTATAAATCAGCGGCCCGTGAATGACGAATCGACGCACGGCCCGGATGTGTTTCTGTTTGAATTTGATACACCGCAGTTCATAAGGCATGTAATCGTTCAGGTTCTTCGCTTTTTCGTCGTCTCCAGACTCTTGCGGCTCAAACTCCGGGTACGGCATCCAGCCCGTCAGCTTCGACACAATGTTTTCGATCTGGCTCCACGCGATGTTATCCACGCTGTTCGGGCGCAGCTTTGACACGCTTTCCGGGCGCAACCCGTGCCAGTGATCGCCCATGTAAAAGCGTTGTTCTTGCCGCCAAATCGGTTCGATCGGCTGACGCGCTTCTTTGAAAACGGCATAGTCTTGCATCACCATAGACACCAGTTTCTGTTGCTCCGGCGTGTTGATCGGCTCTTGCTGGCTCGAATCTTCGCCCGTGAAGATGCCTTTGATTTTGTCGATGATGGCCACTTGCTCACCTTCTTTCTTTGCAAATAAAAAAGCCGCTAACTCACGGCCTCATCCTCGATATCCGGATCATCAAAGAAACTCATCGGCTTGCGCTTCGGCTTTTCTTCTTCCATCAGCATCGGTTCCCGGTATTCCCGGTGTCCCATGCGCACCATGAGTTTGTCTGTGAGCGCATCAATCGTCTTCTGTTGCGCCCTAATATGCAGGTAATAGACAACGCTTTGCACGATGATAATGCCGGTTAGAGCGGCGATAGAAGCGATATAAAGGGTCATAATGCACCTCACCAAAACGAGCCTGTACTCGTGTATTCTTCTTCCTCGTCCGTGTCAAAGTCGGGTCTGCGGTCGGCGTCCGGTTGTGCTGTCCATGCGCCTTGCGTCTCCCGGACCGTGTGTACCAGTTCCCCGGCCATGCTGATGGTGTCCACCTGGTCGTCATTCTTGCCGCGCGGGAAGGAAAGCAGTTCATCTTCAAAGTCCGTCAGCCACGGCGCGCCCTCTCGATGATACACTTTCCCGACTTCGTACCGTGCCGCAATCGGTAATGCCCGTGTCACTTTGTCTTTATCGACTTTGACCGGTCTTATCGTCATACCGTCGCGTTTGCACTCTTGGATCAGGTTTGTGCCGAATGTTTTATCCTCGATGGCCTGAAACTTCGGCCGGTGACGGTGTGCCATGTCCTTCATCAGTTGCTTTTGCTCCGGCCCTTCGATGTGCGTGCGGTATACGTCGTATATAAGCAAATCATGTTCCGGCGTTACCCAGACGGTTGTGACGACGAAATAGTCATTGATCGTTTTCAAACTGTTCGCCGTGTCCACGGTCTGGAAGTTCCAGCATTCGTCTTTTCGGTATCGTTTGCCGTCGCGAAGCACGAAATAGGGGATGTTGTATATGATTTCCTCACGAAAATAACGGAAATGTTCACGTTTGAAAATCGTTCCGTCCGCTGCGCTCGGGCGCTGTTGATACAGCGCATTCCAGACATAGGTTCCGACCTCGTTTCGTATCTCCGCAAGCCTCTCTTTCGTGAAGCCAAATTCCGGCCAAAGGGGCTCGCCTTCCGCGCGGCCCAGATAGTCGTTTTCCTCCGCAATCGCGGGGAAATTGATGACCGTCCAACGTTCGCCCAAGTGCGTGCCGTTCTCGATCTCCTCACGCTCTTTTTTGAGTAGCCGGCCCACCAAATCATCCTCGTGCCAGCGCGTCATGACGACGATAATGCGCCCGTCCGGCGTGAGACGTGTATAAAGCGTAGACTGGTACCATTGCCATATCTTTTCCCGGATGACCTCACTGTTCGCTTCCTCCGAGTTTTTCACCGGGTCGTCAATAATCGCGATTCGTGCTCCGCGTCCAGTAATCGGTCCGCCGACACCAGCCGCTTTTACGCCGCCGCGATAACCTTCGATTCCCCAAGATTCGGCGCTCTGCCGATCTTTCGCCAGCTTTACGCCGAATATGTCTGCGCGCTCGGCGAGTGTGTCCCGTGCGATCATGGAGTGTTCGCGGCTCAAATCAATCGAATATGACGCAAGAATGATTTCGTCCTCGGGATTGCGTCCGACGTGCCACGCCGGGAATTTTTTCGATACGCGTTCAGACTTTCCGTGACGCGGCGGCATGGCGACGATAAGGCGTTTGATCTTGCCCTCGGAAACGTCCTGTAGTGCACGGTCAAGCACGTCCAAGTGCCGACCGTCCACGTCTTTCCCGTCGCTGTCGTAGTCCATGAAATAGGAAAAATCCACATAGGCGCGAGCGGCGCGGACTTGTTCAAGGGTCGGTATGCTTCTTTTTGCCGTCAACACCGCTTACACCATCCCGTTTCACCATGATGCACAGCGCATGGCCGCGATGCTTGCCGTCGTCGTTCGCCCACGCTACCGGCACAGGCCGGCCGCACACTTCGCATTTCGCCGTCCTTCCCAAGTCGATCATCATGCATCACCTTTCCGTTTTTTGAGCCACGTTTTGCGGCGGTACAAACGTCCGTATTCCGCACCCGGATCCATCCACAGTTTCCATGGCAACAGGATTTTCCGTCGTTCAAGCGGATCGGCGTTCATCACCAGGCGGCAAAGTGTCGCATTGATGCGGTTTCTGTCGCCGCAAAAGATGATTTCCGGGTTTAGATACAGCGGTCGCTCCTCCACCACACGACCGTGACGCTTGATTTGCTGCACGTCCACAAATTCAAAGATAATACCTTTTTCCAGCAGTGACGCAATGAGCGTACGCGCCTGTCGAACGGAATATTTCGCCGACTCTGCCAGCGCCGTGATCGTCATATATCGCCCGTCCGAATCCACAACAGCGTTCGAGTGCATTTCTGTACGTCCCATAATGGACATAAGAAAAGCGAGTTCCGATGTACTCAGATACTCGCTTTCTATGATGTAGTTCAGGTTTTCCGCAATCACTTGCACAAACCCCGCTGGGTTTCGCGGTGTCACATGTACGATCTTCACATTCTGTTCGGATGCCTTTTTCAGTTCCCGCGAAAGCGAATCTATGTCTATTTTCTGTTCCATATCTCGCTTTCTTGCATTTCTTTCCGCATCCAAGAAAGACTGTTGTAATGCGGTTTTTCCCACATTTTCACCACCTTTTCAGGTAGGAAATTTTTCGCCTACATGTAGGAAATTTTTATCCTACCTCAAAAGTACCTTAATCCCTTGTCTGTCATGGCTTATCCGGTTTTTAGGGTATGGTCGCTTCTCTCACTCTGTATATATAGCAGCGACGTGACCAAACCAGCCTCCACAATGTGGTAAATTTACCACATGAAAAAACGCCTGACTTCCCTTTCGGCTCAAGGGATTTCGGCGTTTCTGTGTTTCGGCTAATTCTTTCTCTATATATTATTCCTGCGCCTTGCTCAAAATCGCTTCCAACTGCGCCAGTTCCGCCGCGCTCAGTCCGCGCAAATCGACGTGCTGCGCTGTCTCAAACGGTTTGCCGTCTTTGTTGCCGATGTTGGTGTCTACTTCTTGTTTCGGCGTATACATGCCGCTCATTTCGAGCAGCATTTTTCGGTCCTGGTGGCATTTCGGATTTTCTATCGCGAATTTGATCGTTGATTGCAACACTTTTGCGATACTGCTTTTGACTACTTCATACTGTATTCGCTTGTAATATTCTACAAACGCCGGTTTGCGCATCATCTGATAATAGGCTTCCCGGCTGATCCCTGCGACTTTACACAATTCCGTTATGTTCAAATTTCGGTTTTTCGGGTCCGACATGGCTTCAACAAGCCTTTTTTCTTTTGCTGTCGGACGGTATTCGTCAACTTTTGTGACTGTCTCAGCCATTCTAATCATCATCCCCCTTCCTACTCCGAAAATACGCTCTAAGCCACATCCACCACCAAAGGGTTGCAAACAGCAGCAATATCACAAACAAAATCAGCGTTTGCTTGAAATGCGGCGTGAAAACCATCCTTACCACGCCTTTGTGTAAAATAAAAAGCACCCGTTAAGGCGCTCGTTTGTATGTCCAACATCTTTCTGGTTCTTCGCCCATGTAATTCATCACAATTTGGATCGGATGTGTTCGTTGCAGTTCTATTAGCAATTCTTCGACATACTTCACGTCTTTTTTGGGTAACGCCCGATCACGGATTTCTTCCGTGCTCCATATCGTGTCTATTTCTTTCAAAGCAACCAATACCAAGTTTTTGTCTCGTTCACGTTTCCCTCTCCAGAAATCGCCGTTCATCAATTTCCTGATCAATTCATTGATTACGGCCCCTATGATGACTCCAGCAATACCTATCAGCCATTCCCGAAAATTCATATTCATCACCCGATGAATATTTCTCCAACGAGACGACTTTTCCTTTCTTAGCAAAAAGAGCCGCACGCGAGTTTGTGCGACTCTTGGGGTTCCAGGCACGGATCACCCGATATCATGATAACACAAAAATGTTAAGCGGTTTGTGGGTTTGTTGTGGGTTTGATGCGTTTCAGCTTGGCGCTCCGTTCCCTGATCCAATCGTAACTATACTTCAGTTCATCAGCAATTTGCTTCAACGTTTTGCCTTCAATGTCGCGCTTGAATACGATTTGATAATCCAGCCCTTTAAGGCCGTTCAATCTCAATTCAATACGCGCTTTAGCTTCACGCTTCAAATCCAGTATGTCTTCAATATCGTTGATCCGGTTTTCGATGTCCAGATACCTTTGCGCTAAATTGATGAACGGCTCTTTGTCACCTTGTCCCTTCGGCAATCCGTCAATTTGAGAGACTAGCCTCATACGGGGACTGCCGTTTCGCAGCATGATGCGTCTTAATTTCCTCAGTTCGCTCTTGTACGATGAAAGGCATTCCTCGTATATCTCGATTTCCTTGCACAGTTCATCGTATGTTCCGTATATCTCCATGCCTGGACCCTCCTTTCGTTATGCCGCCGGCTCACTCTGCCATCCCCTTCCCTCCTTCAACAAAAATAAAAGCCTCTGTCTGCGGCTCTCTATCGCACATATTCGGTTATATCTATCATAGCACGTCAATTGATGATTTTGCGGGCAAAAATGGGACATTTGTTCACATAATTGTCACATTATGTTCGTATTATGTTCGTATTGACATAGTGTTATCGCCGTGATAATATAAAGTCAACAAGGCCGACAGCCGACGATAGGGCGGCGGGCTGAAAGGAGCGAACGAAAATGAATAACGTATTCATCCGAATCGACCTCAAAGGCGAATGGAAAGGGTCGGAACATCGTAGCACAGCGGGATACGACGATTTCAGGGAAGACGAACATGCCGGCGCCAGTTGCTTCAAAGTTGACGACGGGCATGGTATAGAAAAACTCCGCCAATACTGGACAGAAAACAACTTGCTCACAAAGATCAAGGATTACGAAGATAAACAAGTGACCGTTTTTGAAGGGGAAAAGGTAGGTGAAGGGCCGGACTGGGAAGACCTCGCGATTTGCACGAGAACGATTGCAGAAATTGATGCAGCACCTTTCATGACCGAAGTATTTGACCTGTATGATCATTATTACATTGACGAGGAGTTCAGCAAAGACGAATATTACGAAAAACTCATGCAATTACTTAGCGAAAGGGGAAATGCAAAATGGCAAAAGTAAAAGTGTACTATGAAAACATTGAGGTCGGTACTGTTTTGACAAATCGTAGTCTCTCGATCGAAGAAGCCTTGGAGCTGGTTAATTTCGACGAGGAAGCGTTTTGTCGGGAGCACGGTTTTGAGGCAGTCGATCTTGACGAATTTTACCTTGATTATTTGCACGAATAAGCAGGAAACTTTGAAGCCTGCCGGTCTCACACACTGGCAGGCTTCGGGGAGAGTGACTTCGCAGGCCGCTCTCCCCTCCATTATAACACATTTGGAGGGAATGAACATGAACATGGACCAACTACAAAAGATCGCAGAAAAACACGGTGTAAAAACTTCGATCCGCAAGGTATTCGGCGAATACTACGGCCACATTAACGGCGTATCGTTCCGGATCAGCGACACCCGCAATTTTGAGCGGAAATGCGCCGAACTGAAAAACTACCAGCCGCCAGCGCCGATCAACCTGACGGAACGGCTGATTAAGATAGAACAAGCGTATTTTGGAGGGGTTGAACAATGAAATTCGCAACCATGCAAAACGGCGTCATTACTAAAGCGTTCAACACATACGACGAGGCCGAATCGTATTTCGGGACGGACGCAATAATCATTCCGATCCTCTCGCTCAATGATTGGGCGAACATGCACAAGGATTACAAAACCGTTATCGATGGAAAACCGCACGTCGTCTACTACGGCAAAAACGGAACGGTCCTCGGGCCGTGTGAAATCGTATACGGTTATCCATATTCCCCCGCCTGACGAGCGCGAAAGCGCCTTTGGGCCCGGTGGCTACGGGTCGAAACGCCCTCCGGGGCGTCGCGGGAAGCCGCAATAATTGTAGGGAGGATTCAACCATGGCAACCAAATCCACATCCGTTAACTTTCAACCGCACATTTTGGAGGAACTCGCAAAACGCGGGCCCCAGCGCGCACCCATAGTCAACCGCGACTTGGAACGTCTTTATGGTCTTTACGCGCGCGCCCTGCGCCGCGTGAAACTCACGATCGACGAAGCGTGCCTCATCGTGGACGCCCTCAACGGCACGCTACACGATGTAACTTCCGGCACCCGGTTTTGGATCGGCGTCCAAGACTCGATTGAAATGGATGAGTTGGACGAAAAGTGGGGCGTGGATGGAAAAACGCTGATCGAAAAACTTTCCAAACTTGACGATCTTACCGCTATGGCGATTGTGGACGCAGCAGAAAGGTTTTGGTGCGACGAAAAAAGTGGAGACGATTTTCGTAAGGCGGTTGCTGAACATTTCGGTATCGGGTGATGTCAAATGATCGACTTGACAGGTCAACGTTATGGCCGTCTTGTTGTGATCAAAGAAGTCGAGCGAAAAGGATATACGCGTCGATGGTTGTGTCGATGCGATTGCGGCAACGAACGCGTTGTCGCAATGAGTAATTTGCGTGTTGGTCACACAAAATCTTGTGGATGCTATCAACGAGAAAAAAGTTTTGCAGCAAACACCGACGACTTAACCGGAAAAGTTTTTGGCAGATTAACCGTTGTGAAACAATCAGAGACGAAACCCTATAAATCCCGTCACGTTTTTTGGGTTTGTCAATGCGAATGCGGAAATACAACTATTGCCGACGGTGTTCACTTAAAAGAAGGTGCTATAAAATCATGTGGATGCTTATTGAAAGACAGCGGATATGAATTACAAGAATACAACGAAATGAATCTCCGTATTGAGGGTGTATTTGTTCCGTCATTGACAAAAAAACTACAAAAAAACAATACTTCTGGAGTTAAAGGAGTTTCGCGAGTTCGAAGAAAATCGGGTTATGCGTATGTTGCCTATATTTGTCTTAAAGGAAAAAATTACTACCTTGGCACTTTTCCAACGATAGAGCAAGCTGCTGCAGCCAGAAAACGCGCCGAGGAAAAATATCATCTGCCGTATTTGGACAAGCTGGAAGAAAAGAAAACCCCCTCATCATGAGGGGATTTTTTCTTGCCACATGTGATGGAACGTCGTGATCTCCGTCTCATCCTCGCTCAGCGGTTCCAGCGCAATGCTCAGCCGGTTGATCGCGTCATTGTGCAAACGGGATACTGTTTTGCGATCCCGACACATATCGACGGCAATCTCACTGAACGACTGCGGGTTTCGGTCTAAGTACCGACGCGTGATGATTTTTCGCTGATCATCACTCAAACAATGATCCACGGCACCGCGGATGAAAATCACGATCCGGTTATACCGGCTCCTGTCCCACATGTTCAGGTTCCGTTTTCGCTCGGAGATCACCAACGGCATCGCACCGTCCGCCGGCCCGCAATTCATCGCCGCGTATTCGTAGCACCGGAAATTTTTGAGCAGATCCACAACCATCGCTTTGTTCATGCGATCCCTCCTATGCTGCCGGTTCACTGTGCCCGGAAATCCGGTACAGATGATCCACCCTGCGTTTCAACGCCTCAATTTCCGCCTTCGCCCATGCCTCAAATCCCAAGCCTCGATCATTTCCCGCTGTTTCCTCAGATACCCCGGCAGATGCTTGATTGTCGGGAACACGAAAGCCTACCTCCTGCCCAGCCTCATTACGTACTTCATCGGCAGGCTGAGCAGATTCCACGTTTTCTTCACGAAACGATTCGCCGGACGGCTGATCACCCCGATAATTCGACGTATTGAATGCGGGGAGTTGGATTCCAGCACGTTCCATCGCGATTTCCAAGCGCGACTTGATGCGCGGTTCGTCCGAAATGCCGCTCGACAAGTTCAAACTGAAATTCGTCTTCTTCGGCTTCTGGTACGCCGACAATTGCTGCTCTAATTCGTCAATCTGTGCCTTGAGTGCGGACACTTCGCGCATCGCCGCATCGCGTTTTTGTACGGCGTCATCGCGTTCGCGGCGAGCCTCGGAAAGTTCGGATCGTGCCGATTCCACCTGTTGCAGTAGGACTTCACGATCGTATTTCAGTTCATTGTATTCCTGGTACAGCTTTTCATACGTCTCGCTCGCAATTTTGAGTTCCGTTTTCTGACCGCTCACGATCGCCTGCAACTCTTTGTTCTGCCGCTGCAACTGTGAAATTTGCTCCTCATATCCCGCGTGCAGATCGCGAATTGCTTGCACGTTCTCCTGATCTTTTTCAACGAGAATGCCTTCGTAATACTCGGACACCTGATCGATCGTTTGTTGTACAAGGCGCAGGATTTCATCGTTTGCGCGGTGATCATCGAAAAGATCGTTGTAGTCTTTCGGTAGCCTGAAATTCTGTTTCTGTTCCTCCGTCAATTGCTTCCGTTCCTCCGCCTCCTGCTTCGTCCCTTCCAATGCCTCCAAATGAGAAATCGCGTTCGTGATCACGTTGTAAAGTCCCCGGTCAAAATCCTCTTGGCCCGCGAGTTCGTCCCTGCGCCGGTACAGTTCCGGCAGTCCCAGCGCAACCGCTTCGTTAAAGTTCAAGGTCATGCTTTTATACCCCCATCCTATAAAATTCCGTTTCATGATAGTTAATACTTATATCATACCACATATTGATAGTCTTTGCACCTGTTTACGTGGTATGATAAAAGATTAGGCACTTTCTTCCTGATCGTCTTCATCTTCCTGCCGCTCGATCAGCTTGGCAAATCGGACTTGGCTCCTGCTCAACTTCCACTTTCCGGCGATAATGCGAGGGTTTCCATGTACGTCCGGTTCCTCCTCCTTCCATATCGGCTCTGCCAGTTTCGACAGTTTCGTGATGTGTGTCGGAACGGTCGTGTATACCGTCCAAGTTTTAGTCAGGTAATCATAGCTGCAGGTGGTTTCCATTTCATCGCGTGAATAACCCATGTTTATACCCTCCATGTTAGGTTTTTTTGTGCGTATAACCCCGCATTTTACGATGCATCGTTTCCGGGGAATGGTATAACACCTGTTTTGTGTTTTCGCCCTCTAAGGTGCTATTACGCGCGTCTGGTGACGTTTTACGCCGCCCCATCCGGCCCGTCATAGTTCTCGAACATGAGCGACGGCGGGAGATTCGGCAACGGTTTGATTTTCTTTTTCGTATCGATCAGTTCAAAAGGTGCCGAACGAATCACGCCCACCACACGTTCGTGTTCATTGACTGCGACAAAATCCTTGCCGACACGTTCATATCGTTTAATCATGGTCAATCCTCCTAACTAATCTCCTTTATCTCGATTCCGTACCGACTTTCCACCAATCGCTTTTTCAGCTTGTACACCGGCGTTTTCACGCCCTTTACGTCGATCACCTCCACCCGTCCGTCCGCATACGTCACACGGAAATCCGCGACATACTTCGTAGCCCGTTGCTTTCGTCCGTTGATCTCGTACTCGTCGATGATCACAAATTCCGGTTGCAACTCGATCTCTTTGATACGCCCCTGCTGCTTCTCGCTTTTGAGATAGAGATAGTACATGGCTTCGGCTTTGCTGTCGAAGCGTATGCCGTCCACGACGGTTTTCCTGGCTCGGTATTTGGTCATGCCGTCACCTTCTCGCAATTCAACAAGTCATCTATGGTCTTGATCGCATACATGATCGGGAATATCTGCAACGGATCAACTGCATTTCCAAGCGCTTTCAGCCGCGCTACTCGATTCTTTACGCCGATTGCCACCCGCGGCGGTTCCCAATCGTATTGCGGTTGTCCCAACAGCGCCGGTTGCGGATAAGAAGCGATGAAGTCCGCCAGTGCGTCCAGCGGGTTCATACCTCCGTCCAACCCGGCGGAAAGTTCATGAGCACTTCCACCCATTCCGGATTGAGTTGGCCCGCTAGTTCGCTTTGAGAATGATGAACCGCACCTGGAAGTGCATAGTTCCCCCTGCTGTCCCGTTGATTCGGTCCTCCGTGTTCTCCATCGCTCGATCGTGGAGTCGGCCACATCTTCACCGCTGTCTGAATGTTCATCCAGCCTTCTCCATACTCCCTGGCTCCCGTGTAGCAATTCGCATGAGGCGTGCGCCACAACAAAGACTCGATCTCGTCTGTGCGGGGCACCGACGGCACAAGCCGGAATAACAAACGCCTGCGCGGTGTAGCCGATGCTTTCCAGGTCAGCAAGGACGTCGTCGAGCCCCAAAGTGACGTGTCCAGCAACATTCTCGCCAACAAACCAACGGGGTCTGATCTCCTCAAGTATTCGCTTAACTTCCGGCCAGAGGTGGCGGTCATCTTCCGCGCCTCGTCGCTTCCCGGCGTAACTAAAAGGCTGGCATGGTCAAGGGTACCCGCCGGAAATAATGTCAATTGTTCTACTTCCGTTGGGAACATCGTCGATCACTCCTTTCGCTGCCAGTTCGGCTTTGGTTAATTTGCAGATGTCGTCAAAGACTGGAATGTGTGGCCAATGTTTTTGAAGTACCTTTTGACAAAACGGCTCGATTTCGCAGAAAGCTACAGTCTGTATGCCGGCCCATTCACACGCCAAGTCAATACCACCGATGCCGCTGAACAGACTTAACGCCTTCACCCTAGCCCCAACCTCTCTTTATCCTCCTGCGGCAAATCCTCGATCCGGTACGTGCGCTCCCAATATACGCGCGTTCGACATGATTCCCGTTCCGCTTGCTCACGCGCCAGCGCTTCGGTCAAGTCAATTTCGCGATACGGACGCATAGAGCGGTATTCGTCCATCACTTTGCGCCACTGTGTATGATCCAGTTCCGTGAACGTTCGTTTGAGTCGGCGTGCGCGGCGTTTCATGTCGGGTCGCCTCTTTTGACTATTTCGCGAAACACGATATTCCTCATCACATTTCACCCCTCGGTAAATCTAACTCGATCAAAATCTGGTTGAACACGAATTTGTTTGTGATGCCGACTTTCCGCATGAGTTTTCTTCGATTGCGCCTGTATAGTTTATAGTGATTGACGATGTATGTCCGCACATCTTCGGGAAGCTGGTCGACATACGCGGTTCGTACTTTACCCATGCTCACGCCCACATCCTCCTTATATCAGCTTCTTTCGCCCGCGCCGCAGCGGTTTCCAGACGGTGACTCGGCGCTTTGTTCTCGACGATGATCGACACTTCCAGTATTCGGTCATGGATGCGTTTGGCCGAGATTTCTTGTTCTGCTGTCGGGCGCTCCGGCATAAACCGGTATAAAAGGTCGGTCGGTGAAAAGTTCGTCGTGAACATGGTCGGTTTCTTGTTCCGGTATCGCCCGTCGATGATCCGAAACAGCACATCCAGCACCCAATCGGTGACTTTTTCTGCGCCAATATCATCCAAGACAAGCAAATCGCATTCCCGCAGCGCGTCCATGATCTCGCGCTCGCTCTCATGGCTTTTCTTGTTGAAGGTGTTTCGGATGCGCTCAAGCAGTTCCGGCATCGTTTGGAACACGGGAATAAAGCCTTTTGCCCGGATTTCATGACAGACCGCCGCGGCTAGATGACTTTTCCCGTTGCCGGGCTTTCCCCATATCAGGAGTGATTCGCCGCCATAATCCCCAAAATTAAGGGCATACCCACGAGCCATTTCCGCCGCTTTGCGATTACCCTCTTTGAGGATAAACGTGTCAAACCGGCAATTTTGAAACCGTTCGCCCAGGTTGTCCAGCGAAAACTTGCGCTCGATCTCGTTTTTTTCTTTCCGCTCGACCGCTTCGGTAACGCCCCTTTCAAACTCCAACACTTCGCACCGGCAACGCGGTTGAACGGTCTTTTCCATTCCGAACACGTGAATGGTCATTTTGGGCACCACCTGATGGCAATGCGGGCACACATGTTCATCAGAGAGAGAGGCTGTTATAGTCAAAATCGTCTCCTGCAACGCTTGTCCGAGGTCTTGCAAGGGTCACCCTCCTTTTTCTGGCTTCCGCTCTGGTATAGATACCTTTCCTTTCCCATTCCTCCGCGATACTCCTGATGTATCGCAAACTTGGCTTGGTTGCCGAACTTTCCGCCGCTTCCAGAAGGACTTCGATCAGAAACTGGTCGGTAAATCCCTTTTTCTTGTAATCATGCACAAACTCCAAAAACAAACTTCCCATTTGCCCGGTATTGAACACTTTCACGTATGCGTCATCGATGGTTCGTGGCCCTATTGTTGTTGTTGTATTGTCTATAGAATTGTTTATAAAAGAATGTATATCTTGGTCAGCAAATTTGCTGACTGTCTGTGTCAGCGTTTTTGCTGACTGTTCCTCAGCTTTTTTGCTGACTGTCAGCGTTTTTGCTGACTGTCCATTTTTATGCTGACTGTCCGCACGTTCGATGGTCCAAGCGTCGTAGTGTTTGTTAAAGGATAACTTTCTGGACTTCGTATAGGTTGATTCCTCTGTGACCGTAAGCACGTTTCGTTCAATCAACGTTTTCAGTTCCCGATCAAGCTGCGTTTTTCCTAAACCGGTTGCTTTCATGAAGAAGGATAAAGACATTTCATGATCTTTTCTGCCGAATCCGTAAGTATAACGCCAAACAACCATGATGATCCGGAGTTGAGTTCCGTTGAATTTGAATTTCGGTATAACTTCAAGAAGTTCGTCGGCGATTTTCGTGTACCCATTCTCAGTTTGAACATCAGCCACACCGATCACACCGCCTTGTCGCACTTAGCCAACTTTTCCGCGATGGCTTCCATGATCCACTTATGCATCGTGGTGTTTTCCCTCGCCGCCACAATGCGCAATTCCTGGTTCAATTTATCCGTCATGCGCAAAGGGAACGTCTTGATTTTCATTTGCTCCATCTCAACCACCCTTTCTATGTTACTTATATGACTATTATATCATACTTTGTAATACTTTGTAGTAGTTCGTGGTAATCGTACACACTCAGTACTCCATTGTGATATAATCTCATGCTGAGGTGACAACGATGGAAAAGATAAAAACGTCGATAAGCCTTGATAAAGACGTTTATGATTACATTGTTGAACTGGCCGAACGCGAACGGCTGAATGTCAGCCAGGTCATCAATAAAGAATTCGCGTTGAAGATGGAAAGGGAGAGGAAAGGGGATTAACCCCTCTCCTTCCTCAAAAACTTCCGTTTCCACCACAACAGATACATTCTCTCTGGAAGTAGCAGCCAAAGTCGCATGGTGTGCCTCCTAGTAGCGATAATTCCCGCCCGTGTGCCTGATATAGACTTCGTACTCGTCCAGACGATGTTTCGCGCGTACTTCTTCGATGAAGGTTTTGATCATGTCTCGCAGGTGCCGTTCCTGTTCGCACGACATGGCGATGTTTTGCTTGTAAATTTCGATAAGTTGGTCAAACGTGACAAACTCGACTTGGACATAGGGTTCCCATTCATACGATTTGCCGACAAAATCATAAGTGCTGTGCCTGCCAATTTTCATTGTCCCTTCGCAGTTCTGTAGGTTGTGATAATGGATTCCGCCGGTTTTATCGTCGATGTAAAGGGTATCGTGCGTATTTGTGCCTACCACATGTACGTGTCCGGTTTCGTTGTCGCGTACTTTGATGATGGGGAACATCATGTCAATAATCGCTCCTCTCTATATCGTTCAAACCATTCTCGTCCTTCTCGGCAACTATGCGCCCATGCGTGACATTTCCGACACACGCAAACGCCGTTATCGACCGTTCCTTTGCCGCCGGCAGAACGAAAGATGATGTGGTGAATATCGTCGTATAACGCCCCGCAGCGGACGCAGAAACCTTTGTCTCGTTCGATGATGGTTAATCTAACGGCGGTGCTGTATTTGCTGGCGTTGCCGCGTTTCCGTACTCTGCGCTTATGCTTCGGCTTCGGCACGGGTCTAGCCGGTTGTTCATTGAGAGGGGGCATAGGATCACCCCTTATCCCAACGGAAATAGCGTGTCGCTCATCATCTGCTCAATCTCATCCGGTGTTTCAACTTCGCTTTCCTCTTGCACAGACCAGTCGGTCACATCGATGACTTCCGACATATCCTTCACTTCAGGATCGAAATATTTCGTTGTTTCGTCCTGGTCCACAGCCTTTTGAAACTCAACGCTAATCGGCATGTATTTCATGAGTGCTTTCAGGACGGTCTTTTTCGCCATTTCGTCGAAGTGATCAACCCACGGACCATACGATTTCGCTTTCGCAAACTTGTCCCGGTGAATTTCAATATCTCGTTTGGTCATGACCAAGAAAGAATAGCCACCGTCTTTGAATTTCGCATAGGCGTAATACTTAACCACCGGGCCTCGATCGCCTTCTGCCGGAACGTGTCGCAGTTTTTCATTAATGCCGTATTCGTACTCAAAAACGTCTTTTTCGTGGACGGCTTGCGCCATGATGCTGCTGATTTGTCCCGTCCTCCGGGCTAGTTCGATCAAACCTTTGTATCCGATCTGGAATTGCGCCTCGTCCACGTAGTATTCCTTGCCGTTCTCATCCTTCCGCTTGTTTCTGTACGGAATAAGGTAGGCATGTCCCAGAATAGACGGCTCCAATCCAAGCTGCGCACATTGCATGACAGCCCCCAACAGGGATTCCGGAGTGCAGACTTTCAGTTTCGGATTCGTCCGAATCGAAGTCATGGCGATCCGGAGAAGTCGGTCGGGCGTCAGGTGTTTGGGAATCGCCTGAGCAATGGCCGGTTTCATTTCCTCAAAAAGGTCGGACAGCGTCCTTCCTTTCTTGGCCGGAGCCACGGCTTTGGATTGCAATTTTTCCGCAAGTGCGGTTTGGTCTGTTGCTTGTTTAGGCATTTCAAATTCCTCCCACGATTTTGAAAACTCGTTTTCCAGACTTGTCAGTTTTCCAAGAGACAAACTTTTCTCCTTGCCAGAAGGCGAGTTCGTTTTCTCCCATGAGCGCCTTGATTTTGTTTTTGGCATCTTCGTGCCGTTCCTCGGCTCGTTTTAACGCCTTTTTGCTGTCGAGCAGTTCTTTTACAAGGTCGTAATATGCTTCGCTGATCTCCATACTCGACGGTTTTGACTCAGGATACATGGCGTTTAAAAGGTCTGTATCTTGTGCATTAGGGGCGGGCGGAACCTTCGCCAGCACGTGATTGTTCCAAAAGTTTTCCTCGATGGTGATGAGACTTTGAATTAACCTTTCATCCCGTTCGATCATGCGCCATTGAAAGTCCCACCCGCCGATGAGGACAGCGATAAACCAACGTTCCGCGCCAAGGATTGCCATATAGTGGTTCGCCTGCAATTGATATTCTGTCGGGATGATCTCAGTCTGACCGTCGAACCAATCTTGGCGGTTATATTCGGATGTGTTTTTGATCTCCAATCCGGCGTTTTGGCCGGGGAGCCATCGATCAATGTTCGCCAGCATAAAGGGATACTGCGGATGTTGAAAAATAGAGTTTTGCCGCATCACTTTATATCCGGTTTCCTCGGAAAACCATTCCGCAATCAGCGGTTCCAACTTTCTCCCGGCCTTCATGCGTGGCGTTTCTTCTTTTTCAGGAAGTTCCCCGATCTTGTCCAGATAGACTTCCAGCGGAGAGGAAAACCTGGACATCCCGCAAATAGCCGCGACATCACTTCCGCCGATCCCCTTTTTGCGCCATTGAAGCCATTCTTCACGGGGCATGTCCTTTGTATTAACCAGTCTCACGGCCTGCATATACTTTCACGCTCCGTTCGTTTATAATAGGATTGAACCTTTGCCAAAGGGTTTTTCTCTATGCGCTCCACTTGGTGGAGTGTCTTTTTATCTCGTCACACGCCCATCGATATACGACTTTCCACAACGCCCGTTCATGCTCCGTCTGTGCTTCCATCATGCGGTGTAGGGCAAATCTGCGATGTTCCAGCAGTTCGTTGTAGCTCATTCGTATTCACCTCCTTTCAAAAATTCCTGTACGCTTCTTCGGCTTCTTCTTCCGATTTGAAGTCCATCATGTCGTACATCATGCTGTCCAGTTTGCGGATGAGTTCATCCGGGATGGGTTCGCCCTTCTTTTGCAACCGTTTGGCCGCGAGAATCATGTACCCGATAGCGGCGGCGTTAGTCATTGAGTGTCACCCCGATTTCTTTGAGGATGTTGCGGGCGCGTTCACCCCTGGGATTTCGACGCCTAAATGATCTAACGTGCGTCTTACCCCAAATCTCACACCGTCAGAGTATGATCGTGTATGACTCGATGGCAAATCTGCATCGTATGAATACACCAAACGAATATGATCCATTTGTTTAGCCGTCACTGTTACCGTGATCGGCTCCGGCTCGATTTCATATCCGTAGCGGAGCGCGTCAACAAGTTTGAAAAAGTTTTCTTCATTGTCGGGGAAAACGTAATTATGCAGAACGTTCCAATCCGGGTCATTATATCGACTTACGCTCATTGATCCTGACAATATAGCAAGATTGCTGTTTTTATATTCATTTTGTAGTCTTTCAATTGCCCCCGCCACTTCGCGAGGCAAACGGACTTTTTGGGTCATTGGGAATCCTCCTTTTCCATCACCGCCAGTAGTGCGGCTTTGCAAATGGCTTCGGGGATGGCTTCGGGGGCGGTTGCCACAGTAACATTAGGCCAACCATAACCATCAAACCCCCACATGACACACCACCCGGTATCCACCCGAGCAATTGAGAATTGAGGCCATTCCTCGCTCATTTTCTCCGCCACTTCCCACGCTGCGGCTATGTCTGTGGAATAGCTCGGCAACGACGTATTCAAATCGTCAATAAACCAGTAGTCAGCAACATTGAGGATATTTTTAAAGCCGAAGATGTGTTCACCGATTTGTCTGTCCAACTCCCGCCCCGGCTTCATCGCCAAAATATCATCACGGGTCAATTGTTCAGTCATAGTTCTGTTCCTCCAATCCGGCCAGTTCTTCTAGGGTTTCGCGCATCATTTGGCGATACTCTCCGCTCGAGTCCTGATAGTCAGCCATCGCCAACTTCCATTCCAACACCTTGCGAACGACTTCTTCGGGGGTTTCGGTGATATGACGGACTGCATCAGTTTCAATATCCGTAGTCAATTCGACCGTTGTACCCCCATTGATACATCCGATCGAAATAATGTGATCGGGATTTACATACCAAACGTTATTCGTGTATTTCGATGTCAACCGTATCATGTGTTATTCCTCCTTCAATTCCGTTTCAAGCCGTTCTATCGCCTTTCGCTTGCGTTCCAGAAATTCTTCGTAGTATGCCGCACAATGCCATGGCCCAAGTCCTTTTATTTTTCCCGTCTTCGCATACTCTTCCAAGTCCGACTTATAAGCGTTCTTCATCAGGCGTAGTCGGATTTCTTTACTCATCCTCATCCCTCACATGGTCAAGCAGCATGATTCCAAGCGTTTCGGCACAGTCGCGGCAAAGAAAGATACTGTTTCCGCTTTTTTCAAAGATACTGTCTCCGCTTATTTCGACAAGCAGGTGCGTGTTATGTTTGTTCGGGTATTTGCAAGAATCGCATTTCCAATTGGGTTGATGAGGCGTTGAAATGCTTATCATGCGTCCTCGTCTCCTTTCAGCAGTTCCGGGTTTTCGTATATGTTGCCGATGATTTCGTATTCTTGTTCCGCAATCGACATTTGCTCCTCTTCTTCACGGGGATAAACTTCCCCATTATCCCATTCGTCCGGGATAATTACCTTGCGTTCGACATAAAACCCAACGCACGAACGCGGACTATATTCTCCACCACTTCCATCCTGACTGTAATGGCCGAAGCATACGACGCCAATCAATTCGTTCCAACCCGGTTTATACCGGACAATATCCCCCTCATAAATCTCCCGCCCGTTCTTGTCTTTGAGGCCGGTATATTGCCCTACTGTTTCGGGATCGACTTCATCCTCACAATAGAAACCTTCCAAATCACCATAAATGATTGTGTGTTTGCCAAGGCACAAAACATCGGCTTGATAACTCCCGTAAACCCATTTGCCGTCGCTTAAACGCTTTCCCCTGAAACGTACCTCACGCATCGTTTCCCTCTCCTTTCGGCGCGTTGATGTCGTATTCACAACCAACCAACGAACACCATTTGTCTCCGACTTTGTTTCCCAGTAAATTCGCTCCACACTTCGGGCATCGTTCGTCTGTCCAATCGCCCAATAGATCATCATCCTGTTTTGTTTCCGTTGCGTTGATGCCGGGGATTGTGATGCCGAGAAAATTCAATACATTGCAAATATCAGTAATTCGTTGCTCATACTCAATGGCAGCATCACGATATTTTGTTCGATTTCGCAATTCTTCAAGTTTGCGATAATATTCCCTCACCCGTTCCACCTTCGCCGCATTCATGTTCAGCAACGCCACGATTCCCTCCACTTCCTGCTCATTCCGCTCGGTTCCCGGTTGCAAATGCAGAACTGTAAACCCGTCTCGCTCGATGGCGACGGCATGACCGTATTCGTCGCGGCGGATGGTGTAAGGGTCGGTTGGTTCGGTTGTGGTTGAGAGAACATCACACAGTTTCGACTGCGCCGCAACGACATCTGCTTTGTCACAATCACCCTGCCAAAAGCTGTTGATTGTTTCATGTAATTTAATTGCCGCCGCCCGCAGACGCTTGATTTCGCTGTTCATCTGTGCGTTTTCGCGCCCAAGGACTTCAGCGGTCGCTTTCCAAGTGCCTTCGGATTCATCCGCATCAAATTCGCCGGATTGGATTTTTGATTTAATTATCGACAATGCATCCGCATCATGACGGCAATCGCGCTCCCCCAATTCATCTCCTTGATTCCTGAACACAATTGCCAAACCACGAACGGAAATGATCTTTTCATCCAACCACTCCAACACCGCTTTCTTGCTCAGGTATTCAGTCATGCGTTTTCGCTCCTTTCACCTGACGTTTATCGCCCACACCGGAATTGCTCCGCGTCCGGGCTTACCGAACGTGTAGCAGCCTTTGTCACCGTCATAATCGCAATCTTCAGGCGGAACAGGATACCATCGGACATATTTCTCGCGGATATTTTCCGGTTTAACTTCATCTGCAAAATCGTACCCATCGCTTTCAAATTGCGCGGTTTCCAAAAATTCCTCTTTCGTGTACTTCGATTTCGGCGCAACGATGTCGGTCACATAACAACCGTCGTGGAAAAACATGAAGTCAAATTTGCTCACTTTTGTTCGCTCCTTTCACATTTTCCGTTGGCAATCTCCGCAGAAACCTTTGAAACGCTTCGGAAAGAATTCTTGCGTGATGTTCGCATAAGCTAAAGGCGACATGTTCAATCTCGTCTTCTGCCGAAATCGAAACTCCACGTTTCACTTCTTCACACTTCATGCACCAAATCTCGCTATGACGTTCGAATTCGAATATCACGGTTAATACTTACACCTCCCGCCGGGGCAGTCATTGCCGTAGACGGTGGATACGCGGTTTTTCGCCACGTATGCGGCGGAAACCTCATCCCACGAAAAGCCCAGACGTTTCCCTAACGTAATAAATTCGTTCCACGCATGGTAGTAAGCTGGTTCATAGACTCTTATCATGCCGACGGATGACATCAGTCCAGAAAAACCAGCAATGGTTCCTCTTTCGATAACCGATGAATCCGTATGTTCGAGCTTTTCAACAGGCACGTCCAATTGCCGGGCGATGCTCAAGAAAAAGTGCAGACAGTCAACGTATTCCTCCAGCATCCGCTCCCTGCGAGGCTCCCGATCATTCGACCAATGTTTGAAGCCGCGCCATTCGTTGGCAAGTTCCCCGATCTCGACTTGCAGGGCCAGCACTGTGTTCGGAAGCAAGTCCTGCCCTTCCAGCCCCTTCTCGCGGATAATCCGCGCGTCCAGCGTCTTCTGCATTTCGTACAGCGTTTCGAAATTCACGTTCGTTCCCTCCTGATTAAAATTCACAGCGCCCGCCCGGACAATCCTGACCGTATGCGGTTCGCTCGTCCGCGATCCATTTTCCCTGCACCCTTCCGCTCGGACTTACCACATAACCGCCACATTCGCATTTGTAGGGACCATTTAGCGGTACATCGGAATATTCTTTTCCGCATGTCCAGCATAGCAGGACAATCTTCATCCCTTTTCCCTCCCTCATTCACACAGTCCATAAACGCTTGAACATACCGGTACATCCTCAAATCCAGCAACTTTGAAAAGATCGTACTGCTTTCCCCCATATCCGGTTTTCGACCACTCGACGGCCTCGTAAATGTTTTCTCCCCAGTCATTCGTTGAACAGAAAAATGTTGCCGATGCTCGTTTTGATGCCTTGCTGACGATCTTTTCCCATTTCGCCACGCGCTCAATTTCCTCCGGATACCTTCTGGCGATCTCATAGAGTTCGGATTTCTGGCAGTTGATGCAGGGCATACATCCAACGCGGGACATGCCTTGCAAATACAACGGATTCGGCTCAATTCCGTGCCGTTTGTGGATGTTGAACACATCTTCGACTGTCCATTTGAGTAACGGCCTGTATATCTCGAATCCTTCTGGCGTTTCTTCTCGTTCCGGAAGTTTTGCTCTGGCCGCACTCTCCTGCGCTCTCACGCCTTGCCAGCTAACCACCTGCTTTCCTTCATCCATCAGCGGCAAATAGATTTGGTTGAATACCGGCTCCCTTTTCAGAAACTGAGTGCAGAAACGTGCTTTCGTTGAAGGGAAGCGCCCTTTCCATAAGCACAAGTCAAGAAACGGAATCCCGGTCGGTTGCAAAACTTCGAGTGCTTGTTGAATTATTTCTTCCGATACGCCTTCTTCGCGCCAATGCGTTTGTACATATTCGCGTTTTCTTGCGATTTCTTCCGAGAAGTCTGTTTTAATACGCCGGATCGGCCCCAGCTTGGATTCGAGATAGTCCAGGTATTCGTAGGTCAACGGATGTTCGTGGCCTGTGTCTGCGAAAACCGGTAGAATATCACCTTCCGGTTTTGTTTCCAACGCGTACAGCCACATAGCTGTACTGTCTTTACCCCCGCTGATGGAAAGGACGTTGACCGTTGCCATCCCTTTTCCCTCCCTCACCATAACGTCATTTGCTCCGGCTCCGGCACATACGGCTTCGCGCGCTTGTCGAACTGCTCCGCTATCCAACGCCCGCAGTAATCGTCTGCGCGGAAAAAGACGATCTCGTATTCATGCCGTCCTACGATGCAGCGTTCAACAACTCTGACAGGCTTTCCGTCGATCATGTGCGTCCAGTTTCCAAGTGGCTGTCTGAGAATTTCCTGCGTCAGTCTGACGGATTCTTCGTAGGAAATTCGCTTCACGCCACTTCTCCTCGTTCAATCGCCTGTTCATGTTCCGTGTTCAACTCCGGTTGTGCGTGTGGGTCGTGCATGAGTTTGTGTAGACGCATTTCCAAGTCTCCCAAGGCGTTTTCGATCAATTTGGGATAGGTTTTGAGCCAGATTTCCAAGTCGGATAAGTACCAATCTTTGCTACGCTGGATTTCGTGTAACTCGTCCAACGCTTTGCGGATAATGAAAATCTCGCTAGTCAACTTTCACAACCTCCATTTCGTCTAAGAATTGGGATTCGGTCATCCAGTGATCCATGAACAGCACGCGCAATCCCCAACCGTCCAAATCGTAATCGTCAGCCACGGCGCGAATTAAACAAACCTCATCGGCGTAGTATTCGCCAGTTGCGCGGGAATAGATGTAGGCGTGTTCCCGCAAATTGATGTTTCCACAGCCACATGCACAAGGGACAATCGGAAACGCAATGATCTCGGCGGTGTGTTCAATCTTCTTCGGTAGGGCCATGGTATTCCGACTCCCTCTGCTTTTTCTTGCGGCGATCCACGTACCTGATGGCGATGAAGAAGATGAGCAGAAACGTTGCGATGCCGGTTTCAGTCCATTGTTTGTTGGTCATTTCATGCACTTCCTTTTGTGATATAATGAGGCTTGTCTAGCAGGGAGAGGATTACACTTCCTCCCCGGCTTCAATCAGTTCGTCTATGATGGCCCAAGCGGCTTCAACGACTTGTTCATTGTCGAGTTCAATTTTTTCGGGATCGCGAGTGCGAATGTAGCTGTCGTCGATCATGATCGTGGCGTTACCTAGCTGATACACCGCAGCATACATATCCTCACCCCTCGGCTTATGTGTATGCCGTAGAGGTTGGTGGACGACACTCATAGGCTAGGCTCCTTTTTTGATTTGTTGTGCTTTGTTTTGCTGGGTCTCTTGTTGGTGATGGTTCAGGTCCCTTTCTCGCGTTGGATGTAGTCTCTAACTAATTCCATGATGAAATCCGTACCTCTTTCGGGGTGTGTCGCCCCTTGATAAATGTCATTGCAATGTTCGAGAATCGCGGCCCGAAGTTCATGTTCGTTTGTTGGCTTACTACCGGGAAAGTGTATAAGATTCACGCACTCACGCCCTTGTTCAGGAATTTATTGATGAAATAGATTTGGCCTTTACCGGTGATCTTGGGCGTGCGCGTGATTTTTGTGGTTCCGTCTGCTCCGGCACGATAACCGACTTTGATTTCCATAATTCCGAGTTCCATGGAACGCTGTGTGGGCATGTTGTATTCGGAGCCGGATTTGATCAAATATCCGTTTTCGCGAAGCCAACGGAACAGGCGCATTTCACCAACTTGGATGCCGTTTTGTCGCAGGAGTTTGGCAAGGTCGGCCACAAGAATAGAGTCTTTGGAGATTTGCAACGATTCCGCGAACAATACTTTGGGTTTGTCGGCTTCAATCTTCGCTTGAAGACGCGCCTTTTCTTCGTTCGCTTCTTTCAGTCGTGTGGCAAGATTGATGATGAAGTCAGGATCGGTTAAAGTCTTTTCGATGACTTCCGGCGTCATGTACGCGCCGTGTTTGCGGATCGTCGGAAGGATTTCTTCAAATACATAACGTTCGAATTTTTCTGCTTCGGGAAGTCTGGATTTGACGATCAATCGGTATAGATTTCCTTCGTCAATGAATTTCATTTGCTGTACGCCGCCGTTGGTAAGGACCTCGCGAAACGCGACCCCCTCTTGCCGACAGTGTTTTGATATGGCATCGTGGGGATTCGCATAACCAAGGGCGAGCGCTGCTTGTGTTGCGCCAAACCATTCCTTACCATCGATCACAACCAGTTCCACTTTTCCGAATTGAGGGTGATGGAAAGTTTGGAGTTTGTTCACGTTAAACACTCCTTTCATGCTGATTTTGGTTTCTTTTGCTTCATTTCGGCGCATTTTTCATCAAAAAAAATATGCCAATTAAATCCGAGAGCCTTAGCGACTTTCTTAGCTAGTGATACGCTCAGACCCTTTCCTCGTTCGATGTTGGAATATGCACTTCTACTAATTCCGGCAAGAAGCGCTACCTGATGTTGCGTAAGACCTTTTGACTCCCGGATTTCAATAAGCCAAGTTCTCGGTTTCATTTACTCACCCCTTTTCTTCATAATGAAGCAATTTGCATCTTTATAATAACTCTTCATTTTGAAGCTGTCAATACAATTTGCTTCTTTTTGGGGAAAATAATTTTTGGTTTCATATTGAAGCTATATAATGAGATGATGGATTGCTGATTGGGTGGTGGTGGTGGTGTTAAGCAAAAGATTGCAGCAACTGAGGATGAAAAGTGGTAAAACACAAGAGGAGACTGCAAAATTACTTCAAATACCAAGAAGTACATATTCAAATTATGAATCCGGTAAACGCGAACCAGATATAGGTTTACTTAACAGAATTGCAGACCATTATGGAGTATCCATCGATTACCTTGTGGGAAGGACGGACAATCCAAAAATGCAGTTCAGTAAAGAGGAACGATTCATATACGATAAACTAGACTTAACAGACGACGAAATCATGAATCAAGTGGATATGTATTATGACGGTATGAAACTAACGGATGAAGAGAAGAAAGAATTTTTGGCGATTGTTCGAGGGATTTTTTCCTTTCGTCGAGCCTCGAAATAAAACGCTTCAATTTCTGTCGATCTTCTTCGGGGAGATCGACAGAATCCATGGCTTGCAGAAACATTTTCACATCGAATTTTTCCATGCTCACACCGCCCATTATGCAGGATTGTATTTATTCGACCTGGACGACGGACTGTTCCTTCATTATACAAACATATGTTCGTATAATCAAGGAAAATAAAGACAATAAAATATACTTTTTGAATTTTTGCCGAATTGTGACGATATGTGAAGAAAATATTACCATGTAAGCACTTCCAAGGCAATAGTGCTTTTTGGTTATAATCCGTTCTTCCTATGTTAGCAAGTCCCCGAGCCGATCGGGAATATTTAGGTGTCAAAATGAAAGCCAAGATTATCATCGGTTTATTGGTAGTTGTATTTATCCTTTTTTTTCTTGGTGTTCCGAGCAACATTAGGTACTATTTTGAAAAGAGGTTTGGTGACCCTCACACATTTTTCTATGACGTGAACTTAGCTATAAAATTGAAAGGTAATAACTACTATACAGATGAATTTTATTTAGATGACAATCCAAGATTAAGGATCGACATATCTCCTTATCAGAAATCAGAAATTGAAATGTTCTTATATGGAGGATATACAAATAGTGCCGATCCTTTGATAGTGATATTGAATGATAAAGTTATTTTTAATGGACACGGAACAACATACAGTCGCGCCAATTTTTATGGCAGAATTTATATTACTAAGCGTTTTGTAGTCGAACTAGATGGGTTTAATTTGAACGGAACGAATAAAATAATTGTGTCTACCGGAAATGCCAACGAAACATACTTCATAGATACCATTACAGGAGGGGAAATGATGTGAAAGCCGCCATCTACGCACGCACCGCACATCACGATTCAAGCACAAAGGAGCAAATTGAATTGTGCCGAGAATATATCTTAGAGAAAGGCGGTGAAGTCGTCGGGATTTATGACGATCCCGGCACTTCTGCCCACCAATTGTTGCGCGATGGGTTAAGTTTGTTGCTCGATGATGCTCGCAAAGGAAAGTTCGACACCTTGGTTTTAACATCGTATGATCGCCTGTTTCGCGACTCTTTGAAGATCGAAGACTTTATAGATGAATTGGAGCAATTGGGAATCAGCATCATTACCGTGAAACAGTTATAGGAGGCACCATGCAAAATCTACCTTCCGGCGAATACTGGATGTATTTGAGAAAGAGCCGTGCAGACCTTGAAGCAGAAGCGCGTGGCGAAGGCGAAACATTGAAGAAACACGAACGGATGCTTTATAAACTCGCCAAAGACTTAGGCATCCTAATTACGGAAGAACCGTTCCGAGAAATCGCGTCCGGGGAGAGTATTTATCACCGCCCGGAAATGCTGCGTATGCTCGACCTGATGGAAGAACGTCGTCCCAAAGGCATTCTTGTGATGGACATCGACCGCCTTGGTCGCGGCGATATGCAGGAACAAGGATTGATTTTGGGCACGTTCCAAAGGCTGAATATTCTCATTATCACTCCTCGTAAAATATACGATCTCAACAATGAATTTGACGAGGAATACAGTGAATTTGAGGCCTTCATGGCGCGCAAAGAATTGAAAATCATCACCCGCCGGCTGCAACGTGGGCGGGTTTTGTCCGTTGAAGCCGGAAACTACATCGCCACCCGCCCTCCTTACGGTTATCAAGTCATCAAGGATGGGCGGAACCGCTATCTGGTTCCCCACCCCGAACAAGCGCCGGTCGTGAAGTTGATTTTTGAACTATACACCCATGACGATCCCGAAAAGCGTATGGGCAGCAACAAAATTGCAATCAAACTGAACGAGTTGGGATATACATCTTACACCGGAAAAAAGTGGACTTCTTCTTCGGTGCTGACGATCATAAAAAATGCCGTCTATATCGGACGTATCCAGTGGAAAAAGAAAGAAGTCAAAAAGTCGAAAATTACCGGAAAGAAAAAGGACGTTCGCACCCGACCGGTGCAAGAATGGATTGATGTTCAAGGAAAGCATGAACCGTTGATTGACGAGGTAACGTTTCAAAAGGCGCAGGAAATTCTTAAACAAAAGTATCATGTGCCCTATCAGCAATTGAACGGCATCACGAATCCATTGGCCGGCGTCATCAAATGCGCGAAATGCGGTGCGTCGATGATTTTGCGACCTTATACCAAACAGGCTCCCCATCTCATGTGTTACAACCGTTTCTGCGACAATAAAAGTTCGCAGATTGCTTACGTCGAGGAAAAATTGTTGCAAGCGTTGGAAAAATGGATGGATACCTATGTGATCGAATACGGTCAACGGAAACGTAAAGTTTCAAATATGGTGGAAGTGAAACAAAACGCGGTGAATTTATTGAAACGGGAAATGGATGAGTTGGAGGCGCAAAAAGAACGCCTGCATGATCTATTGGAGCGCGGCATATACGATGAGGAAACGTACTTGGATCGTTCAAAGAAACTGGCCGAGCGTATCTCCTCTACCAAGGAACGGATTGAACGTGCGGAACAAGAATTGAAAGAGGAACAGCATAAAGAACAAGCGCAGAAGGATGTGATACCCAAACTGAAAAACGTGATCAAGTTGTACTGGAAATCCAAGTACCCCGCAAAGAAAAACGCCCTTCTCAAATCCGTCCTCCTTCATGCCACTTACAAAAAAGAAAAGTGGCAGCGTAAAGATCAATTCGAACTTGTCCTGGTGCCGAAGTTCAAATAATACAGATAAGGTATTGATGAGAACGAAATTACGTTAATCGATATCCTGGGAACCGATACCGACGAAGTCGTCGACAAAGTGCAGCTGAAAATCGAGAAAAGCAAAATTTTTCGCAACCTGGACATTCTCGATGAACGCGAAAAAGAAGTGGTGATCGGCCGTTTCGGCCTCGATGCGGGCGGAGAAGAGCGGACGCAGCGGGAAATCGCCAAGGAACTCGGCATCAGCCGGTCCTACGTGTCCCGCATCGAGAAGCGCGCGCTCATGAAGCTGTACCACGAATTTTACAAATCGAAACGATAA